TTCTCTCCCTCAGTTCGCGCCTTTTCTAGGGCGGCCATGAACTGCTCGTCTTTGCGCCAGTCTTTCATGACATCGGGCTTTCTATCAGCCCTGGCGATTGCATCCTGCAAGTCTAAACCTTGCTTGATAAATTCTAATACTTTGGCCTTAGCCTCTTTTAGTGCCACCACATTGTGATGTTCTTTACCACCCTTGGCAGCCATATAAACCCTCCGTAATAAATCCCCTTTATCGCTCGGTGCTTTCAGCACCTCGCTAACCCCTCGTGTGTTCGTGGCTGGCAATCAAAGCCAGCCCTTACGGTCTGTCTTAGCCACCCACTCACAGTCAGATAAACTCACTACGTTGCTGTCGTTCGTTTATCGTTACATATATACTAACCCGTTCAAATACAAAAACCGAACGGTAGTATATACCGAATGTGACGGAAGTCACTAGAAATATACTACCAATACGGACATATCGATACACTGGAGCCTAAATACTGGAAAAATAATTTTAGGCGATAGTGTATACCTATAGCCAGGGGCTATAACAAGCACTGGGGTCGCCATAGCGACCACGAAGTTTTTTGGCGAATGATGAGCGCGAGGAACGAGCGCATTCGCGCTTTTGGGGGTCGCAGGGGGCGGAGCCCCCCGTCCGATTTAGTATTCGAACACTTGTTCGGTAAGCCTTCGGGGTTTGTGTTGGGTGACTATCTGCCGAGGGGTTTAAGGCTTCGGGGCTTCGGGCTTCTCGGTTGGCTGTTCGGGCTTCTACGGGGCATCTAGGGGCTTTTGAGGGGCATCTCTTTGGGCTTGCTTGATTAGGCTTGAAGGCGCGTTTTTTGGGGTGCTTGCGTTTGTCTGATAATCAGACAGCAAAGAAAGTTGGACATCATGGCAAAGACAACGGCAACACCAAGCAAGGCAAAGGCATCAAATGAAATTGATAAGTCACTAGCGCAAGAGTTCATCTCTGTTGTTGGTGGTTCACTAGAAAGCGAAGCGAAGGCATTTTGGAAATTGCATAGCCAAATGGCTCAGGGCATCCTCTCAAAGCGTGGCGCGGAATTGACTATCAAGGAAGCGGAAGCGGTGGGCGCGTTGCCTAGTTTCCGTTCATCATGGTCAGAACACATCCTTACCGTTGGCGTGTTGGCAAAGGTTGAAGGCGGTCAGGGCTTACCATTGAAGCGCTTGTTCGCGGTATCGGTTCAAGGTCGCAAGGTTCACAAGGCGGAAGGTTTGAACGCGCTAATCGCTCAAGGCTTGAGCATTGAACAAATCGAAGCCACCATCCCTAAGCAGGGGGAGCGCGGAGAAGGCAAGAAAACGGCAGATGAAAAGAAGGCCGAGAAGGGTAAGGTCATGAGCGTGGACGAGATGATTAACGCGCTAGGCCTATCTCTCAAGGGTGGCGCGACCCCTAAGGACACCAAGCGCGCTCGCCTATTGGTTGCAGAATTGCAGAAGGCGATAAAGAAGGTTGAAGCGGTCGAAGGCGTGAAGGCGGTCGTGGCGGTCGCTGCTTAATCTGGAAGGTTCGCCCCGTCTCCCTTAATCGGGGGGCGGGGCTTTTCCATGCCCGCGCAACGGGCGCGGAAAAAATGCTTTTTGTTTGTGTCGGAAAGGTTTGTGTTGGTGGAGTTTGTGTTGGATTAGTTCGTGAGAGAGTTATAGCCGTATTGCGGTTTGTGTTGGTTAGGGCTGGGCGTATCTGTAGCCGTTGTTTGGGGTGCTTGACTCTGCTATGGCTATGGACTAGATTTAGATAGTGGGCAATAGCACACACCAACCCGTCTGATAATCAGACACTACCCGAAAGGTTCCAAAATGTACCTATCCACACTAGACCTATTAGCAGTAATGATTGCGCTAATAGTTTCAGTAACCCTAGTAGTAACAACAGCACTTCACAACGCACGACTACAACGCTCAGTTCTTGAGTATCGTAAGGCATGGCTTATCGCTAAGCAAGCGTCTGATAATCAGACAGAGCGTGCATAATGTCATACGGCTGTGTAGGAATTGGTGTATGTCACCGCTGCAACAACCCTGAGTTTCTGTTCGTAGTATCAGACTCAGATTATGGAGCGGAGCAGGTACCGCGCTGTATCGAGTGTCACAGTTATTATCGTGAGACACCTATCCCAAGAGTTCCAATTATGGATGAGACTCCTAACTGTGATGCTTGTGGTCGGCCTGAGTTCATCAACGAGTCATCTCCCTCAGAGAATGACCGCCTTCGCTGGTCTCTCGTACCTGCTTTCCTAGCAGACAGAGAGACACAGGTTACAGTTCACCTAGACTGTTCAACCAATAGCCGTAACGTTTACGGTTGCGTGGATTGTGATACCAACTATGCAACCTTGCGTAATAGATACTGGCGCAGAGTCATGGAAGTCAATAGTTCACAATTTGCCGACCTGACTCAGATAGAGGGAGACTTACGCTGTGAGCATTGTGCATCAGAGTATTAGACAACGGCTCTATCCATAGTTACTCGTACCGACCTAGCCCATACTTCTTTGGCGAAGGTCAGTATCATCTCGGCTTTGAGTTAGAGGTCGAGGCACGAAATAACTCACGCTATGAGGGTGCATCCTTAGTCGAGGGCATACTAGGTTCTCATGCGTACATGAAAGATGACGGCTCACTGTCTGACGGCTTTGAGATAGTCACTCACCCACACACCTTGTCTGATTATCAGACAGAGTTTAACTGGGAGTTCATACCTAAGTTAAAGCGTGAAGGTTTCCGTTCATGGAATACCGAGACTTGTGGGCTTCATGTTCATGTCTCTCGTACCGCTTTCGGTGAGGGTAGCATCATGTGGAATACTCCTAACAATCAACGCGACCAACTTATCTTGCGCAGACAGGCTCATGAGTTACGGTTCATGAAACTTATCTACGACAACCAACGACAGGTTGAGCGTATCGCTGGGCGTAGTAATAATCAGTATGCAACCTTTAGTGACAAGGGCAAACTGGTATCTAAACTCAAGCATGGCAACCAATCTAGTGGCAGGTACTCGGCTATCAACACCGAGAATGATGCAACGCTAGAGGTGCGTGTGTTCAAGGGTTCACTGCGCAAGGAGAGGGTACTATCTGCCCTTGAGTTCGTTGCTGCATCTGTTGAATACACTCGTAACCTCAAGGTCACTGCCAAAAATCAGGCTCTCTCATGGCTACGCTTTACCGCGTATGTATCAGAGAACCTTGATACCTATCCCAAAATTCCGTCTCGTGAGAAGTTAGAAAACTCTGCGCTCAACAATCCACACGGATTTGGTTTCGCAATCGTAGTACCTAGTGAGAACCGTATCCATAGTGAGCGCACTATGAACGCAGACACATCTATCAACCGCTTCTTAGAGATGCGTGCAAAGTATCCTGAGGGATACGCTATGTGGCACGCACGACTAGCCACTCATGGCTCAACGACAGTGGATAACTGTCACCCATTCAAGGTAGGTCATGATGACCGTACCTATCTCGCGCACAATGGCATCTTGCCTATTGTCGAACCGCAGGGAGACTTGCGTAGCGACACTCGTATCTTTGCAGAGGACTTGCTACCTGCTATCGGTGGTGTATCTGCACTAGACAACGACCAAGTGTTCAACCTCATGGAAGATTTCACCTCAGGCTCTAAGGTCTGCATCCTTACAGTAGACCCTAGTGCTAAGCATCAGTGCTACCTTATCCACGAAAACAAGGGCAAGGTAGATGCTTCGGGTGTGTGGTGGTCTAACGACTCATGCTATCTGCCTACCTATGGCAACTCATGGCGTACTGTTAGCCCAACAAGTTTCGGACTCATGGAGTATGAGGAGTTCTATGCAGAGTGCTTAGTCTGTGAGACTGTGCTACTTGAGGAACCCAAAGACCCTAGCGTCAAAGACTTCTGCCCTACCTGTGGTAGTTGCTGGGGTTGTGCTACTTACAAGACCGATTGCCTATGCTATCTCGGTAGCAACTCTCCCAAAGGTGGCAACTGGTGGAACGCTGACACACAAGGGGGGTGGGGCTGGTGAGTAAAGAGCATAAGCCCGTACCGCCTACACCGTACTACTATGGCGTACGCGCCGAATTATTCCTGCATGATGCTGAGGAAGCATTACGGCAGGGAGATACAGACGAACACGCAAGACTCATGGTGCGAGCCACGCACTATGCAGGACTTGCCCAACAACTACCAATGGAAGGTCACGCATGACCAACTACAAAAATACGCGTTGCTGGAAGTGTGACCTCGACTTAGTTGTCGAGGCACACGACTACGCAGAGCGTAATTACTGTACCTCATGTGCATGGGATAAACTTATGCTCGTGTCTGATAATCAGACAGTAGGTACGGATGATTGAAAATCACATACCAATGTTCACTAATGAGGCGTTGTGCACAGATAAAGGTTACAACCCTGATTGGTGGCATCCGCAAGAGTTAGCAGGTCGTGGTCGTAAATGGAGTCACACTCCTGAGGCTGAACTTGCTCGCGACATCTGTTCAGTATGCCCTGCCAAGCAGGAGTGTCGAAGTTATGCTTTGCAATACTTCAACCTCACTGGCATTTGGGGTGGCATGGACAGACTAGAAAGACACGCTATGCAGAATGGTTTAGGTATGAACCCAATGAATTGGACAGATACTTATGACTCTACTGTTTTTAGCGTGCCACATCAAAGGAGAGAAAATGTATAGAGACGACTACGACTATGTGAAAGAAAGTGTAGCCGAGCAGTTGCTCCTTATACTTTGGACTTCTTTCGCAACTCTAACAGCAGTAGGTATAATCCTATGGATAGCACTATAGTGTCTGATAATCAGACAGAGAGGCAACAACATGGCAATACTATGGAAGGCTGAACTGACAGATGAGTTAATCGCTCACCTATCAGATGATGATAAGGTACAGATACGCAGAGACCTAGACAATGCAGTCATGGCTATCTGTGAGTCATACGAAGTAGGAAAGGAATACAATCATGAGTTATGAACCGCCACTAGATGATGACATAGCACTGGGCAAGGACGAAGAAGAAGACGAAGGTTATCAAGAACCTGATAGGATGTGGGGAGATGAGTAATACTTATACTTTCAGCATTACTGTTAGTGATGAAGTTGCTGGTAGTGAACCAATGTCTGAACAGGCAATGATTGACTACATACTGTTACGATTAGAGTCTCAATCTGTCGTAACTGTGCTAAACATAGTACGCGATTACTAAGTGTCTGATAATCAGACAAGAGTCTACTTTCGTGGAAGGCGGTAGACTCGTAGCCCCTCATCCTTAATTGGGTGGGGGGCTATTTTTATGCCTTAGTGTATTTACCTGTTTTATGCTGGCAGCAACAATCTTTGTATTCACATTCTGCATGAAACATTATAGCAATCGCTACATCACCAACTGAGTTAGCAGTACCACCTGCTATACATCTATTGCAAATCATGGTGTCACCAATCTTTTATCTGGTAGGATTAGCCCTTGCTTCTCAGCAGCGCGCTTCTCAGCGCGATTAGCAGCAGGGGCAGGAGTTTGTGTTGGTTTGACATCGCCGTCCTGCTGTTCATCTGTGCCGAAGTCCTCAGCAAAGATAGCGTTAGCCTGAACGAGGTCAACATACTGGTGGAACAAGTCAATGAAAACACCAACCTGTGTAAGAAGGTTCAGTGTTACATCACGAGCATCAGTTAGAAGTTTAACATCCTCTTCTGAATGAGACTCAATCCATTCCGTGTTCTGAACTGTCAAATCCAAGTTCTTGTAAATCTCCGTCACTTCGTGTATCTGCATTTTTCTGCTCATTGAGTTCTTCCTCTGTGTAGTCGCGTTCTTTGCGTGGTCTGGAACCACCCAAGAAATTTAATAAATTGTTAACCGCTCTGTTCACACGCATGCGAGATGCATCTTCACTGATGGCTAATTCTGTTGCCAGGCTAGCGTTATCGCACCCATCTCCGAATCGTAGATAGATGATACTCAACTGCTCCTGAGTCAATCGCACTAGTGCTCTCTCAATATCAGCCATCATGGCAAACCAATTACCACCTTCTGATGCTACCTTCTTAGCCTTAACGAGCCTTCTCACGCTGACAATAATCTTTAGCAGAGTTACGCAGTGAACGTGCAATCAGTTTAGTAGATTGCTTGCCGTCTAATGTTTCCCATAGTTTAACCTTGTTAGGATGCTCTAGGAACCATACCCATAACTCTTGACGAATGTCATCAGCATCGCACATATGAAACTTACGAGAGAACTCATAAGCAATTGATGCGACCATGTTGTCGTACTTATCAGTATCAATTACCACTTAAATGTTTTACCATCCACTGTGAAAGATTGATTGATGATTGGAACTAACTGTGGTGTTACATTGTTACCATCAACATGCAAGATACCAAAACCTTGTTGCCATGTGAATAACCCTGCCTTGATGTACTTAGCATTACGATAATCCATGAGATTACCCAACTCCATACCCCAGATAGTCTTAGGCTTACCACCACGATAAGTTTGAGTCTGATGTGTCAACCCCATGCGGTGCGTGTGACCACACACGACGCTCATACCTGAGCGCTTTGCCAGTCCCAAGGCAGTCGCACCAGCAGTGGGTTGCACATTTCCCTCATCACCATGCATAAGCAACCAACCAGGTGCTAATTGATAAGGGTCTGTATGATATTTAATCTCAAGTTCTTTAAGACCAAGAAAGTTTTCTAGTTGCAACTCTGGTAGACCAAGTAATCCTGGTGCACGCATAGCAACTGTGTTAAACAAGCGGTCAGTATGGTTACTTCACCACAGGAGACGACAGTCTCAGGTTGGTACCACTGAATGAATTTAGCAACTGCCTTGGTGGCTTCTACATCATGGTACGGGACCTGCAAGTCGGAAATGCAAACAATATTTTTCATTTCTTTTTCGCTGCTTTCTTTGGGGCTGCTTTCTTGGCAACCTTCTTGGCGCGTCGCTTGTTCTCAAGCGCTACGTTGTCACTCTTCTTTAACACACGAAGATTAGCAATACGGTCATCACCAGAACGACCCTTGTTGTTCTTATGGTCTACTTCTGATTTTCTTGGGAGGGTTTTTCCCGTGGCTTCTTCGTAATCAACTCTAGCCTTATTGCTAGAAGTCGTAACCACTGTGCCATCTTTCTTCTTTCTCTTAAAGACGTAAATTGGACGTCCACCATTTTGCTTTGAGCCTTTGTATGGTCCGAAGATTTTCATATACTTGCTTCCTCAATCTCTGTAACTTCTACTTCTGGACCCATTAGAAACTTATTAAAGATGCCAGTAATATAACCTTCTGGATTCTCTTCAATCAAATCTAACGTACCCTGAACAGCAGTTTCCTCATCAGTAGCATCTACAGTAATTGTATAACGCTGCTTAGCGATAACCTGTACTTTGTATTTACTCATTTGGCCACTTCTCTCTTAGTACCATCAATCCAATGATAGCATAGTTTGCTAGGTCTTTGAAGGAGTCCTCAAGTGGTTCATTCTTAGCATCAGCACCGCTATCAACCAAGTGATTGATGCGTGCCATCTTGTCCCACATGCGTACACGCAGCCCATTGATAGGACCACCAGGAGACTTAGCAATGTTTAATGGACCGTAATCTGCATGCTTGCTCAGCATTAAAGCGTACAATTCATCAACAATTTCATACACATCTAGGTCAAACTGGTCTACTGCTTGTTCTTTCCAGATGAGTTCTTTGAGGTCTGCCTTATTCATTCTCTTTTAGTAGCCTTTCGATTCCGTCCATGACTTCTGACATCTCCGATTGTACTACACTTTCTTCGATGAAGTCTTCTAATTCGTCACCACTTGCGTTAATCATTAACAGGGTTGCTGACTGTATGTGGTCATACATGGCGTCTAGGTCACCTATATTAGTTAACTCATTGAGTATCTCTAGGAACTGGAATAGGTCAAATGTGTACCTCTTATTGAGGCGTACACCCCACTCATACTCAACACCACAGTGCTCCATAAACTCATAGAGGTCGCAGGTAACAAAGTCACAATTGGATTCTGAACACTCGAAGTGTCCGTCTACTGGGATTAACACTACTGCACGCTCTCAATCTTGTGGTTAAAGTAATCTGCGCCATGCAGACGATACATAGAGTTCACATCTTCACCCTCAGGCATTTGCACTACCACAAGGTTACCAAGTTCCCGAGAAAGAGACTTGCCAAAATCACTGCCAGCGTTATCACCATCAGCAAACAGGAATACTTTCTCAAAGTCTTGCAGGAGTTTGGTATAGTGTTTCTTCCAGTTGTTAACGCCTGGGACCCCCACCGCAGGTATACCACAAACAGTATCGAGTGTGATAACATTGTAGAGATGCGTTGTCGCACCAGCCATTCCCATGTATTTCGGCTCTGATAGGTCCATCGAACGGAATCTAATGTCCACCACCCCTGAACGCGTAATATACGGAATCGCAAGCCTGTTGAGATAGGTTTCATGACCCGTTAACGGCTCTAAGACGACGCCCAAGCGCACGGCTGTCGCTTGCTCCATTGTTATTCCCCGACCTGCCAGATACTCTTCCGCCTCGCCCAATGCGGCGTGGTAGTACTTGGCCGCTTTGGTTAAGGATTCCTTCTGCGATGCTGATTGCTTCACGGAAACCTACCCCCTCTTTATCCATAATAATTTTGTAACCGCTGCCCTTGTACTGACAGCCGTGACACTTAAAAAGATTGTCTTGCAGATTAACTGCTGCTGATGCGTGTGAATCATTATGAAACGGACACTTCATCTTAGCCCAACCACTTCGAGTTGGAACTGTAGCACCATAGTGCTCTAGTATTGCAGTGATGTTCGGGTTTTCATCGTTCACTTGTCTAACGCCTTCCTTAAGAGTTCTACCCATACATGTACAGGCATAGTTGCGTACCAGTTTCCAGGGTTCCCCTGCCCTTTCCTCTTGTGCACAACTACGCCTGTCCAAGCATTATCGTTAGTCATCTCGACTATCAACTCTTCTGTCCAACCTGCTAAGTCCATCTTAGCATGGTTCTTTATCTCTATAGTAACACCAGGAATACCTGAGATGTCACCTTTATCAAGGGTCGCACCTGCTAAACGCCTGTCTACATACGGGAACCATTGCTTGAGGTATTTGACTACATCTCGCTCTGCTCCTGCACCTTTAGCCTTTGCTGCGCGACCACCCATGATTAGTACCAGCCGTTGCGATTATGAAAGGCCAAAGCCTTTGATGGACTACCGTAACGGTGCTTGATATATTTGAGCCCTAAGTCAATTTGCTTAGGCATCGGGGTATTCTCTGGCATTCCCAAAATTTGAGGGATACCATAAGCAGTTGAGTGTGGATTGTCAGCAGTGTAATCCCATCGGGACTCTCTGCTCCATAATGTAGACAATGCGCTCCACTCTTTATTGCTGTTGTATTGCTCTAGGACTTTTCCCTTTGCAATCCATTTTGCCATTTTCTTCATCTCGGATATTGAGACTACACCAAAAATTGGTTTAGCGCAGTTCTCCCTGATTACTATTTGTCTTTCCAAAAACATCGCACCCACAGTGTGAGGCAAAGTTCCCACAAAGACTATAGCAGCCATAATCCAAGCGTATGTTGTTAGTTTCATTCTTACTCCTCAATTGGCGCGGTTGCCTGTGTTCCACAGTCAGCACACTCCATATCTCTGAAATACATCCCAATAGTACCATCTTGGTCGAAGGATACTTTGAGATTCCAAATGTAACACCCACATATGCATACCGTGGTTGGCTCACCACGGATATCCATTGCCCTAGTATAATCTGGTTTTAATTGGTTTATATCTTTAGTCATCGTCATCTTCCCACTCATCAGGGTCTACGTTAGGAAACGGATTTCCCCAGTCAGGAGCAGGTACGATAGGGTCGATGAAACTCATTTTAACCTCTCAGCGATGTCAGAAACATCCATGTATTCGGGGTTAAAGTTCAACCAAAAGGCAGTGTTGCCTGATGGGTCTGCCTTACCATAACGGTTCTTCACTGGTGCTACGGCGATAAAGCCAGGTGCATCAGTGCCAACTGTACAGATAAGTGCAGGTAACTGTGCGACCATACCCTGCAAAGCAGAGCGTGGCTGACACGGTGTACCTACATAGGACTCCTTTGTATGGTGGAGTACTAAGACAGCAGCGTTAGTATCTCTTGCGAGGTACTTGAGTTCTTTCAGAGTAGAGCGCATGTTTGCAAACTCTTCTCCGCCATCGTTAGAGATATCCATAAGGTTATCAATAACGATAAGAGTAGGTGAGCATCCCCATAGTTCTTCGAACGCAGCAACCTCCTGGTCTAAATCATCTAGCGTAGGACTAGAATCAAAAGACCAGAAGATGTGCTGAGCGTGTTCGTTAATTACTTTCCTTGAAGTAGCAACCTCAGTCTCAAGTAAAACTTCTACATCAGATTGAGTCTTGCCAGTTATCATAGATAGTAATCGCATAGCCATTGTATGTGCATTGGTATCAGCACTGACATACAGTGTTGGGACCTTTGCTTTCAATGCTATTGCTAAAGCAACAGAAGATTTACCAGCACCAGGTGTACCAGCAATCATCGAGATTTCGGCACGCCGAAACACGACCTTGTTGACTTCAAAGGTGCGAAAGACAGTTGGTAGCGGTTCGCCACCTATGTCCTTGCTACCTACGGCACGGGCAAGTGTTCTCATTGTTTAGAAAGTATTCCGTCTGGAGTTCCCTTTGGAGATGGGCACATATAGCCCTTCCAAGGTCCCTTAGCCCCTGAACCCTGTCGCTTAGTCATGACACCGTGGTGGCACTTCTTTGCTTCTGGTCCCATCGTATTGGTAGCAGTTTGTGTTGGATGTGCAGTGTGGTCCACTTGTGCATCTGGATATGACTGGCGAATGTTTTCGACAGCCTGCGATGCGTTCTGTGGTGCACCTGATAGTGATTGCGCCATCTGCTTGAGAAGGTCTTGTGACTCCTCGATGCCTACGGCTTGTTCTAGAGCCTCGCAGAATCCTGCGTAGGTCTCTGACGCTACAACGAATATACGTCCGTCGTAGAGTTTGCTACTGACTTGGAAATTACCAGTCATTTGTTTCCCCCTCATTCATGTTCGAGTTTGAACTCTATGCGTTGCTATTAACATATTTACAGGAGGATGTTATACCACATCGACCACAGTTAGATAGGTTAGGTAAAAAGATTGTTTCTTTGCGTGCCTTATCGAAGGTATTGAGTATATCTTCTACTCGTTCTGAGTGCAAATTGGATAGGCTCCATAACGAAACGTAACCAGTACGTGCATCCCAAAAGCCTGCCTTATCGACAGAGATACCTTGCTTCTCAAGCGCCCACGCATAGACAGCGAGTTGCAAGGGATGCCTTTGGGATGACGCACCAGTCTTGATGTCGAGGAGTACCCGATTCCCCTCGAAGTCAACCATCACTCGGTCAATGGCCATCTTTACAGATGAGTCATCGATTTCAATCTCATATTCTTTTTCAATAAAGTCTTCATAGATAGACCAGCCGTTCATGCGGAACTTAGCCCAGTTCTCTAGCATCCAGCGACCTTCGCCATACCACCATGACATGTCTTCCTTCTTAGCAAACTGCCAAGTGTTCATGTCACCATTGACTTCTTCATCTTCTTTGACTTGGGTAAACCAAGCATCGTTCCAGATTAAATCAAGGTATGCAGAATCTAGTGTGACTACACCAGCATGGTCATAGTTCTCGGTAGCCTTATGCACTGCAGAGCCACCAGTAAACCACACTGCATGGGCTTCCTTAACGCCTTCGACTTTTTGTAAATAGTATTTCCAGCCACACTCTTGCCAAGTGGTTAAACTGGAATAGGAAATATGCTTAGGTAATTCGTTCATGGTATGACTCTAACATACCCACAACTACCCCGCTACTCGAAACGGGTTTCTTCAAACCTGTCTGAACCAGATTTTAAGAAACGCCCCCCTACCCCCCATAAAGTTTAATGGTGGTTCAGGGAGTTGGAATCAGACATTTGTCGTCGCCGTCATTTGAAGTTTCCGCCCCACGGTTACCCGCCCTTTTATGATACACTAAGTCTCTAATCTTGGAGAGATGAATGCCTACATACGAATACAAGTGCAACGGATGCGAACATCTGTTCGAAATCACTAGGTCCTACAATGAGCGAGAGACTGCCATTACTTGCCCCAAGTGCGACCTGTACTGTACGCGGGTGTACTCTGTACCTGGAGTACAGTTCAAGGGTACAGGTTTTTACTCAACTGGCGGATGATAACAAAAGTAAATTGACCTTGAGTTGAGGCGATAAGTACCCTCGACCCATACATTATGACCTGGGAAGGCTGAAAACGTCCCAACTCCCAGGTTTTCCTGCCTGTTTGGGGCATCCTATGGACGACAAAAAAGCCCCCCACTCTACTATTGCTAGTAAAATGAGGGGCTAATTTGTAGGCTATGCCTACTTGGTCAAACCGAAGTCCTTCGCTGACTTATCGAAGTACTTAGCAACTGGACCAACAAAACCTGCGAGGAAGGCGTAAGCCAACTTCTTTGGGTCTGTTTCTCCTGCTAGGTACATTGCAACTACCGCTGCACCTGCTGCGCGAGCATAGGTGAGTGAGACTTGCTTAAGTGTATTGATATCCATTGGTTCTCCTTAGTTCAAGTATAAAGTCTTATGACTTAAATACAGGCTTGCCAAATCCTACCACAACTACTGCAGCAGATTTCTTTAATGCTGGTCCGTTCTTCTTCTTGTAGGCACGTTTTTTCATGCATACCTGACCACCATTACGTTGGTCACCCTTCTTATCTGGGGCAGTATTGCCTTCGATGCAGGTAACAGTACCGTCTCCATTATCGCGGACTACAATCCCAACATGTGAGATTCTATCGACGCCATCGTTGGGGAAGTCAAAGAAAACGATATCTCCTGGTAGTGGTGTGGCTTCCTCAGCCTTCTCCCACTGACCCTTCTTGATGAAGGCAGATGCACCAGCAACAGTTGATACGCATGAAGGAATCTTCAAGCCAACCTCGTTAGCACACCAGTTCACAAAAGAACCACACCAAGGTAGGAAGTTAGCCTTAGTAAAGGCTCCATACTTGGTCTCGTTGTCTTTTGGACCTTCGATGACGCCAAGTTCCTGACGTGCAATCTTGATGAAGTCGTTTCTCTGTCCCATTACTCACTCGCTTTCTTGTCAACCTTAGCAAAGGCTGCGTTGATTTCATCTGCAGATAGGTTTCCATCTGCCAAGAAGAAGCGGGCTAGAGCCTCAAGTACACGGGCACACCCAAGTGCACCTGCCAATACTGCTGCTTGCCATACTTCAATACCAACAAGAGAACCAGCACCAATAACTCCTAGTGCTTCTGCTGCAATAACAGCCAAGATTCTCATCATTACGTTCTTAAATGTACTCATTATTCGTCCTTTGGATTACGTAGTGGATACGTAACTGCCCAGGCAACAAGTGTTCCACCGATTGCATAGCCAACTACTGTCTTGGCTGAACCATCAAGAACCACCCAGGCAATAAACATGCCTAGTAGAGTCCACAGTTGGTCAACCATATCTTTCATTATTTTCTTCATGGTTTTCTCCTATAGGCTGCTGCTGCTCCTGCCATGCCTGCTGCATTAACTGCAGCCTGCCCAGCAATCACTGATGCGACAATAATTTTTTCTGATTCTTCACGTTCTTCATCTGACATGTCAGCACCGATACTTGCAATAGCAAGAAGTGCTTGACCTGGGTCACTAAAGATTGCACTGATAAGTTCAGCAGGGTTCTCAAGAACTACCAATGCTGCTGCTACTTCTGCTGTGATAACAACTTCGTTACCGTTCTCATCCTCACGGACTTCTACAGGTGTAGCAGGTGGTAAATCTTTGTACTCAAGTCCTGCTTCTTGAATTGCTTCAGCGGTAACAGGTGCACCGTTTGCTGCTTCAATGACTGCTTCAGCCACAATCTGTCGTTCCTCTGTGGTAGCATTAGGACTTGCGACAACAGGAGGTTCAGGTGCGGGTACAGGAGCAGGTTCTGGAATTACAGGAGCAGGAACTTCCTCTGCAGGAGGTTCTTCTGCCTCAGCAGGAGGCTCTGGAGCAGGCTCTGGTTCAGGTTCAGGAGTAGGTGGCAATGGTTCAGGGTCGGGAATTGCGACGGGCTCATCTGCGACTGGTGGTGGCTCCTCCGCAGGAGCAGGAGGTTCTTCAACAGGCACAGGAGGCTCCTCAGCGGGCGCTGGAGGCTCTTCTACAGGAGTTGGAGGCTCAGGTAAAGGTTCAGGTGCTGGAGGCGCAGGCGGCTCTGGCAATGGCTCAGGTTGAGGTGCGGATTCTGGCACAGGCTGTGGCATCGGTGCTGGCTCAGGCACGGGAACAGGTTGTGGTTCTGGCACAGGAACAGGCTCAGGAAGAGGAGTAGGCTGTGGTACAGGAACTGGTACAGGTTCTGGCGTTGGTGTTGGTTCCAATACTGGTGGGACTACTGGTATTGGTGTTGGCTCAACAGGAACGGGAATAGGAGTAGGGGATGGTTCTGGGATTGGTTGTGGCGCTGGCGGTTCTGGCGCTGATGTATTGGTATCTACAGGGGATGGAGTAGGTAATGGAGACGGTTGCGTTGTTGGTTCTGGGGTTGCTACCTGGGTTGGTTCTGGGCTACTTGTCGGCGATGCCTCGGGTGTTGCGCTTGGAACGGGAGTTGGTTCAGGCGTTGGAACCGCGGAAGGCTCAGGCGAAGAAGATGCAGTTGTATCAGGTGTTGGTGAAGCAGTCGGAGTCGGACTTGGTGAGGTCTCAGGCTGAGGCGATGATTCTGGAGTCGGAGTTGGAGAAGGTGCGGGTTCGACTGTCGGACTCGGAGTTGGAGTTGGTTCGGGTGAAGAAGTTGGCTCACTTGAGGGAGTCGGAGTTGCAGATGGCGTTGGACTTGGCTCACTCGAAGGTGATGGCGCAGGAGTAGGAGCAGGTGCTACACCATTGTAATAACGAAGTGGTCCATCAGGAACAGTCGTTGATACAAAGATAGGCCAGCCACCTGAGTGCCCACCTTCACAGAACAATGCAGCAATATCACCTTTGTCTTTGAAATAAATATTTGCATTATCCCAATTGACATTAAAGGTTTGCTGTGTTCCATCTGCCTTAGCACATGTAATAGTTGCAGGACCTGTCTGCACAGCAGATGCAGGGGGCATGAACAAAGACGTTCCAATTACAATAAAAAATGCGGCTAGTACTCTACTTTTTCTCACAAAGAAGGAGATAGATTTCGTCAACGCGGGCTTCCAATCGATTCACTTGGTCTTTAACGGAACCGCCCCCGTTAGGTCTCAATTCATAGAGATAATGCTTTACAAGCCAACGAACAACACCAGCAAACGCTGCTGTAATTGTTATGATTGATACTATTAATGCTGCCCAGTCTACGGCTGTCATTATAAGACCGTCCTGACTGTAATAAGGAGAAGGCCACCAAAGCCATCGAACTGACCTGATGGTGGAGTCTTGCGCATAAAGTTAACCTTTTCGATTAGAGCCTGTACACGCTCACCAGTGGTGAAGTCTTGCACGTTCACGATATCTCCTAGTTTTTCTACGTCTTCAAGTAGTTGAATACGCTCCCACGCACGTCCTTCGTATCCAGTCTTTACGTTATATCTATCGGTTTCTACGTCATAGCACCATACAGGGAACTGAATCACCCGTTGACGTGCTGTAGCAGGTAGAGCCTTGGCTTGATAACCCTTAAACACAGGGCCTTGGCTGGTACTGGTTGCACTACGTGAGAGCGTAAACTTGTATGATAGATACTCTTGTGGACCTTCTGGGCTGGTTGTAGCAGCCTCGGGAGTTCCTACTGC